ATACCTATCGCGTTTAAGTTTGACCAGAATCACCCGGTAGAGCATCAATATGGTGATACGGAATGTGGTATTTACTCCTTATACTTTATTGCGCATATGTTAGAAGACCGACATAATAGTGCTTACTTTAAAACGCATAAACTAAATGATAAATATATGGAACAGTTCAGAAAGGTTTATTTTAACGGAGACTTATAATATGAAGAGAGAGACGTATAATATGAAAACAATATAAAAGTATATAAATAATATTTGTAATTATTATTTATATGTTAAAACAATCACCCCAAGTAAATATTGACTTTATTACAAGCGAAAATATTGAGATGATCTGGGAGATAATTCTTGATGATATAAAAGACCGTATAAAAACGCAAGAACAACAATCCAATGCTCGGGGATTCTTTATAAATCAAGCTAGAATATTCTTTGAAAGAGAGAAATCTACTCAACAAGGTTTAATGCAAATGAATAAACAATTTATAAGTCAAATTATGAAAAGTTTTAATGGGCAAGGTCAAAATCACGGCCCAAGTCAAAACCCGAATCAAAACACGAATCAATTTCAAAAACAAAGTAAGCCCATTTTTAAAGCAGAAGACATTCAAGCAGAGCGATTAAATGCTTTTGAACGAGGATTAGAAGAGAAAAAGAATGATTTTTTAAACGCAATGACTATTCCAAAACCAGACGCACCAAATTTTAGCGATAATGCATTAGATGCTCCGATAGGTGGAGCGATGGAAGAACTAATCGCAAGAACCTTGGCGCAGCGTAACTTTGAGATTGAAGTTCTCAATAAATCTTCCAATAAAGATGATGTAGAGAAATGGTTAAAACCGACCGAGACATCCGTTAAAACCGAAAAGATTCAACAAAAACAGCAAAATGACGCTCAAATGGATGAAAAACAAAAGCAATATCAATATAAAAATAATCCAACGCCAAGATTTATTCAGATTGGCGATGAATTGCCAATCAATAAAAAGCAACTAACTTGGGGTGAAAATAAAGAGTATGAGTTTAATGAAATTACTTTAGAAATTAATCAAATTCCATCATATAACCCAAACTCAATGAGAGAAATAGAGGAAAATACAATAATAAACCGGAGTCCTATTAATAATATTCACAATAACACTATTAGTAACACTATTAGTAACACAATTAAGACGAATGATATATTTTCAAAATTAAAGTCCGTTAAAGAGGAACCGCCTCTAAGTAGTGATATCGCTTTATTAAATAACCGAATAAGTAACTTAGAGAATAAAATGGAGCAAATATTAGAATTACTCACAAATAAAAATTGATTGTGAAAATGCTGATACTTCAAAACAATAATATTCATATAGAACAAGAATGGTAAAACTATTCTCAACTACTATTTCCGTTTCTGCATTTTTGTCATTTTTGCAATTTATTTCATTCGCTAGTTCGCTGATGCCTAATAATAAATATATTAACAGGATTTCAAGGACAAAATTGTTTTGTTTAGATAATTGTAAGGAATATGATAACTGGAATAGTGGTGAAGTAAGTTGGGACTATAATCCTAACACACAGTATAATTCTGATATTAGTTATGCAACGCCCAACAATAATAACAACAATATTAGCAACAACAATAACAAAAACAATATCAGCAATAACAATAATAACAATAACAAAAACGATAATAACAAAAACAATATCAGCAACAATAATAACAAAAACAAAAACGATAACTACGAATCTCCGTTACAAATAAAAATTAGAGATGGCCAAAATCAAATGGCATCTGTTTCCGCTATTGTAAAAACGTCGTATAAAGAATTATTTAACTTAGATACCCTTTTTTCGGAATTTCATAATAACATCAATTCAAAACTAGCAATTTTTATGCCAACTGAACTATTTATTTTAACACTATTATATGGTGTTGCAGTTATTTATAATAAAACTACGGAAATAGAGACACGTAGATTAAGCCAACTTTATAAGTTCAATGAACAATCTCAGTATTTCAAAAAATATCTACAAGTAAGGAAAATTACTATGATGTTGTTTATTATTACTACTGTTATATTTACAAAAAATATTCAAATTGTAGAATAAAAATAATATATTCAAATGAATAAAATATATTATTTTCTGGTGCCCGGCAATTTAAGTTCAATTTTGTTAATATATATATTTACGGCTTAAACCATTTTAATTTTTACCCCCTTTGGCGTTTGTTCTGCTTCTGCAACCAATACTGGCTGTATTTGCGGATTTTCAAGCGCCGCATAATAACTATCAATGTCGTATAACTTACCGTTATTAGAATCTATTTTACGATAAATATATTTTTTACCGCGAAACTCAAATTCTTTTCCACGCCATTCAATTGGTTTCTTATTTATCTTGGTTGTCGTATCCGGCTCTTCTTTCTTATAACTTGGAACATATGAAAATGAGGTAGAAGATGGCTCTCCAAATTGCAAACAGTTTAATTGTTCTTTTGACCCCCGCTTTGAATATATTGCACAATCAATAGATGCCTCTTTTACTCCCGTGAGTAATTTAAAACTCACTTCTTCTTTTATATTTGATATCTCAAATAATGCCTCATCACTAGTCAATGGAATATTATCTTCCTTCCAATCTTTCTCCGCTTTCCCTTCAACCGGAATCTTATATTTTCTCTTACTCTTATCCTTCCTTTTTAATTCAATTGCGGCATCATTCTTAGGGTCTAGTTGTTCCTTTGAAAATGTCATTAAATATAAAAACACCTCAACTGTCTGTAATGGCTCTGGTAAATCTTTATGACTACAGATTCTTCGCGCTCTGCCTACTACCTGGTCTATACGAGTTGGATTCCAATAAGGTTCCATAATATGCACATATCTTGTGCTACGTAAGTTAATTCCTTCAGAACCTGATGCTGTAATCATTAGCACTTTAATAATTTCGCCCATGTGATTATTATGTGCTATCTCTTTTAATTTGGCCGTTATTGGCGATTTAACATCCCAATTGCTATTATAAATATTACGAATAATTTCCTTTTCTTCTGCTGATTCAGTTCCTGTATATAACGCAAACGTCGGTTTACCCATATCCTCTTCGTTTATATCTAACTCCCAAACACCAGCAGCGTCTTTTTTAATTTTAAATTGAGTAAAACCATTCGCCTCTAAAACCATCTTGAAAATACCAATACCTTCTAGTGTTCTAAATTGACTATATACCAAATGTAACCCTAAGTGCTCAGAGTCCTTAATATTCTCTAAAATATGTAGATATTTTGGACTATACTTTTGCAAACCATCTTCACCATCTGGTGATAATACAGTTGACTCATTTGTTTTTAAATAATCAATCGCGTTTTTAATTCGTTTCTCATAGGTAGAATCTGCCAATTTCTCAATCGCTTCATCGCCTTCAACCTCACCATCCCATGCATCGCCGTCTAAATCATTTGCACCCTTTTTAGCACCCTCTTTTAATACCTCTTCATAAATCTGTTCTAATTGTGTCGCCTCTTCCTTTTCTTCCTTTGGCAAAGGACGACCTGGTGGCTTCGGCATTACAAAGTTACAGTACAAACGAGAGAAAATGCGATATGTAGATGTTGGGTCTTTATAAATACCATTCTGGTCTATAACCCCCTTCTTTTTACCAGTCTGTTTCTCCTGTTTTCTCTCTTGAGCACGAGCCTCTTCATATTTTGCAAATTGATAACTACTCATTGGGATTTTAATTACATGAAAATCTACTAGTTTTTCATACTTCGGCATCAATGATTCCTGCGCACTTTTAAAATAAGATGTCAAACCAATAATACGCCTCTTAAATAACTCCATGTTTTTAGTATTTCCGTTTTCAATATTAACAAACATTTCTACGAAATCGTCAAATTTATCTGGGAGCGCCTTTTGAAGAGTAATCTTAATTCCAGCAGTATTTACGCTTATCTTATTATTATCTAAAATACTTATGATTCTTCTCTCAAAGTCTACGTCGCTTATTGTCCCACGCTCATCTAAATATGCCTTACCATCATTCCCAGTCATTTCTCTTGGTTTATTAGTTACCCCATGATAACCAGTATCTACTTTATATTTATTCTCAAAACCAAATGGATTTCTTGTTATTGTTATAACCTTATCCTTAGAATAATCAATATAATCCATAACTTTTTCTCTCACGAATATCTCTTGTAACTTCTCTTTTGAAACTGCTTGTCCTGCACGGATATCTAATGGCATCTCCCAAGTCTTAATATATCCACGCAATATGTTAAAAAGTATTCCAATTTCATTAGGATAGTTAATAATAGGCGTACCAGTTAATAATACTACTCTGGCATTCTTTGCGCTCAACAGAAGTTCATAAAGAACAAGCGCTAACGAATAAGGGAGCCTATCTTTTTTACCACGACTATCCGTAGGAACCTCCTTTTCCTTTGCTATTTTATTAACAATTCTACTTATAAAATTATGTGCCTCATCTATTACAATTACTGAGTCATCAAATATATTTGTTTCAAAGTTATTTGTCATATCTTTTAGTTTATCTCTTCGCA